CAGGATACAAAGGTTCAATAATATCGGACACTTTATCTGCCAATTCTTGAATCTCCCCTTGTGCATGGTTGTCACTGCGTTGGTTAACAAATCTTGCGTAGCTTGCCAAGTTGCCAGTCCAGTACCAGTTGACTACGCAACCTTGTGGCAAATAGAACCTTGCTTGCTCCTCGCAAATTCCCCTATCTAGGGCATTTGAGTAGTCTTGAATGCTAGATTCTACACTTCGTTTGTACAGCTCTTGTTCAACTACTTGTTTTACTAGGTCAAACTCTCCACCAGAGCCTTGTTTCTTGTTGTCAACACTTGCCCTGAAAATTGGAACGTAAAATTCGGGAACGCTCTTAATATAACGTCTTGATTCTTCATTTTCTACAAAGCCAGCCTTGTGCTTAAAGCATTGTGTGCGAATAGGTACAGGAGCTTTCATACGTAGCGTAATAGCTGTATGTGCGAAAGGAGTCCAGTGATTGTGTTTAGCTAGATACTGGATAAGTCCTTCGTGAGACTTACCTCCCGTACCTTCTACATCTACTTTATAAATAAACTCTTGTACAGTTGCATCGTCTGCAAAAGAAATCTTAGCAGCTTTTACAACTGACAAGTCATTTCCCATGTGGTCGCTATACAGAGCTTCTTGATCTGTTGTATTAATTGTCATTTCTTCTCCCAAATGTTGCTAAGAATACCGCATTGCAAGTAACGTGATCTACATGTGGTAGTCCAGATTCAGGATCTAAGACTTCACCATTATTGTAGGCTGTCAAATGACGTAACATACTGTCCATGATTTCTTTCTCGTCTAAACCTTTCTTCCAATTTCCTCGGTCATACTTCTCAGCACCAAAAGCGAATACTTCACACATACCTTTCATGGCAACGTCAGCGTCTAGCATGTAGCTGAGCTGTGACTTGCCTTCATTGAAACGCATTGCTTGGTCAGAACTCATATTAGTTCTCCACGCAACCTTCTTTGAAAGTTACTATTAGGGTTATTGTTACCTTTAACGCAACGCCTGTTACCATTGTCCCAAGACTTCTGGTTATTCTCAGACTTCGTTAAAAGTTGTAAGTTTTCTAAACGGTTGTCGTCACGGACATCGTTAATGTGATCAACTTCGTAGCCTTTAGGTATCGGGCCAACAAAGCACATGTACAGTAATTTGTGCAAGTGCCTTGTAGTCCATAGATCACCTATCTTCATAGAAACCTGTACGTAACCTTTAAAGTTCAGGTTGTGGCTACGTAAGGTTCCATCAGGGTTGGCTACTCGTCCATCTTCATACACCGTATACTGGTAGTAATCAATGGATTTCTGCATATGAATCTCCGTAAGCAATGTCCACACCTAAGCTACGATTAAGCTTCAGCTCATCATTAACATCTGCTATTGCATCCTCCAATATTCTGGACATAGCTTCACGATTACCCTTCTTAAGTTCTAGGATTACTTCGTCATGATATTGGGCTGTTATTTGCGGTCTACGCTTGATAGTATAATATAACCAACGGTCGAATGCGTATGTGCCAGTGCCTTGGTTCAATGTGCTAAACCGATCCTTCTCAGCTTTCAAGAAGTACCAAATCTTAGCAACAGGGTTCCAGAGCCACTTCATACCACGAGAGTTCTTAACCACACACTCATCAGCAATTGCCAAGAGTGACCAGTTTCGAGTCCAGTAAGCATCATACAAAGCATTACCAATAGATTCATCTACGCCAGCAGCACGAGCAATAGTCGGGCCTTTAGCACCATAGGTAGCTGAGTAGTTTGTAGATTTCCCGCCATGACGAACCTTGCTAAGTGCAAAGTGTTTATCATGGCCAGCCTCATTACCGTCATAGTTACGATACCATGTAGCATCTTCTTCACTCATTAGTCCAGCAGCAATAGCCATATCTAAGTGAGGGTCGAAGCCCGGAGTCTGCATTTCCTTCACATATTCTGGATCGTGCTTCCACATATAGTGCTGCTTGGTACGATCTTCTAGTGAGGACATATCAGAACCACATAACTCTGTATTGTCAGACTTAGTTATAAACAAACCACGTATTAGTGTGCCGAATGGCTTACGTGGCGAGGGAATGTTTACACACACTCTGTGGCGCATACGTAAGGTATTAGTCAGACCTTTGATAGTAGCTTGAACATGGCCGTTCTCGTCCATGTCACGAAGCAAACCCTGAACTACGCCAAGCCTGTGCTTGATTACTGAGAATTCTTTCAAGTACTCTAGTTCGGGGTTTAGTTCAGCTAGCATTACGATAGATTCGCACAACTCTTCTGTGTCAGGATTCTTAACCTGCGGAATCTGCTTGACTTCGTTTGTAACCTTGTCTCGCTTGTGCTTGAACGTTATTGGCTCCCAGCCTAAAGAGAATAGCCATGCTTTTATCTGAGCATGACTGCCGGGGTTAGGATCGTTCCAGCCCTTGATAGTCTTGATATCAAGCAGGTAGTCCATCGGGTCACCATAATGATACTCTTCAGGGTCTACATACTCTTCCACATATCCTTTGTAACGTAGGCCAGCAGCACTCAACTCTCCATTTACCTTAAAAGGCTTGGTTGGCCGTTTTCGCACAACGTACTCAGGGACTTGTGGCATGTTAACTTCTAGTGCTTGTACAGCCTCATCATACTTAGCTTGTAGCATAACCTCAGCTTCATGAGCCGCTGGTACATCTATTTGCCACTTATCTTTCTCTTGCATTGCTACGCAGCGAGCTTTGAAGTTAAGGTGACGCATACAGTGCCATATTTCTGCATTATTGTTGTAAAGTAAGTTGAAGTGCTTCCACATTTGTTGCCACAAGGCTGTCTGAATCTTTACATCTTCCTCACAACGATGAATATAATCTTCCAGAGCAAGGTTTTCCCAATCGTCAACTTCTGGTTTAGCAATACCTAAGTCTTCTCCATGTGCTTGTAAGCCATGGCGTAGAGCTTTAGGATATAAGTACCAGCTATAAAACAAGGTGTCCATTATCTCTGCTTCAACCTTGACCTTCATTACCTTCTTAATAGCAGCGGCATCATAAGAAATTCCGTTGTGCATGACTAAGATATGATCAGGGTTGGTAAACATGGCAGCGATCTTTGCTGTATCTGTAAGAGTAAATGAGCCTAGTTCCTCACCTTTGCCGTTAAGCTCGGTAAACGAGGCGCACCAGACTTTAGTAATGGTGTCTAGTAAACCATCTGCTTCAATGTCAGCAGCAAACATTCGCTTTGCCATGATACTATCCTTTAGAATAAGTCTTCTGTTTGTAGACCTTCGATGTCAGCGTACAAGCCATCACCAAGGTATGCGTAATCTTCAATAAAACCAAATGTTGTATCGATAATTTCCCTATCCATTTGGTTTGCATCTTGCTCTTCATATCCAGTTACTTCTGGTTCTTCATTAAGTCCAAATCTGTTCATAATTCTAGTAGGGCTAGTTCGCCCATCCTTATAGTCAACCCAGCTTTAACTGCATCATTTGCATCTTTGCAGCCCTCTGGCTTGGGAATTAGTCTGATCTTATCTCCATACATTTTGATGGCCGTTCCTTCAGCCAAGTGGCCTACTTCGTCATCGTCAAGTACGAGCCTGATTTCATCGTAGTGGTTTAGGTGTTCTTCAATGTGTGCGAAGTTCTGCCTAATAGATCCACCACCATGAGTAAGTGATATTACGGGGTAACTCTTAGCTTTACCTACCTGAGTGAGACAGTAATCCAGTGCAATAGCATCGAACTCTCCCTCGGTTATCCATAGGATCTTACCACCAATACGGAGTGCTCTAACTAACCCAAAAGGATCTACGTGCGATGTCTTGCCCACACCATAGAAAGACTTCTTCTTTAGTGGGCGTATCTTGAAACCTGACAGACTTCCCTCGTCCGACATAGGAAATGCCAGTGCATAAGGTGTCTTACCATCAAACTCGCTAAGCAGTGTTCTGAGTTTCCAAGACTTGAAAGCCTTGCCCGGAATGCCTCGGTATTTGCGTTTTGGTATAAAGATTGGACATGATGTAATGTCTCTAACTTCTTGCCAGATTTCGTGTTCTGTCTTAACATGAACTTCGGGCGGTGCTGAATCAGTATAAGGATCTCCCTTCTGTGACCAGCACTCGCCATGGCAGAAACTTGTGTACCAAGTTATGCCTAAGCTCTTGTCTTCATTTAAGTAAACTTGCAAAGAGTCGCTACTGCCACAATCTGGACAGGGAAGCTTTTCTATGCACGTGCTCATTTGAACTCCTTTACCACCTTATTAACAATTAAGTCGTAATCTTGAGACCCAATATAGCACACATCTTTAGGCTTACATGTTACGTGCATGGCACAAGCTGTTAGCAGTCCAGCTATACGGGGTCTACGTGAGTCTACTCGTAACTCAAACCCATGTTTATCAAGAGCTTTTGTAAGTTCATCGGTATAGTTCTCGTCAGAAATGCCTATTCTTGAAATAATATCAGTACACAAAATGTGTAGCTCTTTCAAAACTACGCCACGATAGTTGTACTTGTTAAGCTCGGATATAGTAGCGTACAGTACATTACCTAACATGCCTTCATCACAATGAGCGTAGTAGTTAAATATGCCTTCCACAACTGGGTAAGCTACACTAACACCACGCTCAAACACTCGGTCTTCTTCTTGGAACGCTTGGAGAAGGAAATTACTGTCAAAGCGTTTAAAGTGGATTGCACTAATGACACGGTAGGTCTGTTGAAGTGTCATTTTGTGCCAAGTAGCATCCTGCTTACGCCCTGTGTCGGACGAATAGTAGACTACTAAATCTTCTTTGGCCAAGTAAAAGCAGTTCTTCTTTATAATGTACATACGGCAAGCATCTATAGCACTCATGGTATTATACCTGTTCGCATAGTTTCAGCGTGACGCCTAGCACGTGCAGGAGTCTGAGTTGCCCACTTCGAGCTTAGCATTTCATAGGCAGCGCCTTCGTCATCACCTAAGTAGATTGCTGTCCACATATCATAGAACTTGTAAAGACCTTGGATGCCCATTTGATATGCCATAGATACTAGAACTGCTTGGCCTTCTTCATCGAGCTTGTTGAAAGCTGACTTATGTACGCCAGTCTTTAGTACGTATAATATAGCATCCACTTTATTTACTAAAATGTACTCTGCATGTGCGGGGGTGGTTGTAACATTCCACTCGTCAGGGTTCAAGCCCTTCTCATTAGAAAGCTTTTGTCCATACCCAATGTGAAGGTAGCCTTCTGTTCCGATATAGGGAGTGCTTCGATAGCCCTCTTCAAACTTGAGCAAGTTTACAGCAAGTTTGCTTGTTTGTTCTGTTTCTAAACAACTCATTCTATTACCCTCTTTATAAGCAGCATCAGCAGATGAAGCAATCACATAACATAGTAAGATGCAAGGCATTGAAATAATTATACTTGTAATAAAAAGCTTAGTTACCATAATTTCTTTATTATGCCCGGCTGAGGTATGATTATACCCATAAGTAGTCCAAATGCTAGTATAATTATCATTATCACTGCTAGTTCAAATATGCCTATGCTGGCTTCGTTTACTGTAGTCACTGACTCTACATTTTCAGCATCTACTTTGTTGCTTCCGTCAGCTTGTGTGGCTTGTTGGCTTACTATTGCGTTGTCGCCTGTATCTACTGCTTGATCTAGTGCAGGTTTAAATCCAGTGCAGGCACTTAGTAAGCTAAGTAATAACAATATACTAATCTTCATCTTCTAGCCCCTGTGATTTTAGAAAGTCAATGTATTGCTGATCACTACTGTAGAAGCATATAGCCCTACGTAGTGCCTCTTTGTATTTGAAAGTACCCGCAGATTCGTAAGAGACTATCAGGTCTAACCTAACTAAGGCGTTAAGAGCGCCATCATTAGCTAATGTCGACACCTCTTCCCACACTTCATTCTTAAGATAGTTTATGCTCATTTAGTTAACTCCTCATATTTGTTTAACCAATATTTAGCACAATCAGCCTCATAAGCAGCATTAGCAGCATCAGCAGCAGCATAAGCAGCAAAAGCAGCATTAGCAGCATAAGTAGCATTAACATAAGCAGCATCATAAGCAGCATCATAAGCAGCAGCATCAGCAGCATAAGCAGCAGCATTAGCAGCACCAACATTAGCTTCTAGCTCTTCTTTAGTAACTGATTCTTTATCAGCTAGCCATTTCTTGACAAGCTCTGTATGTTTATTCATTTAGTTAGCTCCTCATATTTGTTTACCAAGCGTTTAGCACAATCAGCAGCATTAGCAGCATCAGCAGCAGCAAAAGCAGCACTAGCAGCATTAGGAGCATAAGTAGCATCATAAGCAGCAGCATCAGCAGCATCAGCAGCATAAGCAGCATTAGCAGCAGCATAAGCAGCATCAACATTAGCTTCTAGCTCTTCTTTAGTAACTGATTCTTTATCAGCTAGCCACTTCTTAACAACTTCTATATGTTTATTCATAAGTCTAATTCCGGTTGCATTTCTTTAACTTCATCAACAATATCATCATGGTAGCGAACACCATGGTATTCTGTAGTGTCTTCTTTATGTACTATTTCGCCTTCTGGATAGTCAAGGTCGGTTATTTTAACAAGCCATTCTGGCGTATTATGGCCAAAGACTCTTGTAACTTTCTGGTCAACCTTCAAAGCGTTCAACAGGCGGTTGCCATTCATATCTTTGTATAGGTAAGTACTCATAACAACCTCCAAGTTAAACCAGAAAAGCCCTATCCATTATTGAATAGGGCTAGCAGTACTAGAATACGACTTCCTTCTTCAACAGCTTCAACTGGTGCAGCTACAGGAGCTTCAACAATTACATCTGTGCTAAGAGTGTCAGCATAAGCTAGGAAGCTAAGGATAACCTTAGTTTGACCAGCAGCAGCACGACCTTCGATACCACGTGAAGCGATATAACCAGCAGCTAGCGCGCGATGTTCAGCACCGTTAGCTTCTATTGAGTATGCTTCTTGAGCTTCTGCTTCAGTAGCGAAGAGTTTAACAGCGTCATTGATTTGAACTGCGAATTGACCGAACACATTTTGAATACTTGAATTTGACATAATAGTTTCTCTATTTATGGGTTATTAAGGGTTATTACACTAGGTCGAACGATTTTAGATTGCCATCGAAAGCGTCTGTCGCTTGTTGATAAGCATCTGATTCAGTGTAGGCAGAGATGTATAGGGTCTCTCCATCCCACGATACTGCTAAGTAAGTTTGCATGTCCACTGTCCTTGACTGTCTATAAAGTTGATCCAGTCCTGCTTAGTCCACAAAAGGGTCGTAACAGGTGGTACTGGCATTAAGTACAAGTGCTTATCGTAAGCTTCTGATTTGGTCACATCTTTATTCCTGTACATTTGCTGCAACCGCAATCGATGTCAGCTTCAATAAATGCCTCAATGTCAGTCTCGGCATAGCCAAAGAGTCTGCCCATTTTGCGGTGAAAGTTCTTGAGTCCTAACTGTTTCACACCATAGTCAAGCAGCCAATCATAGTGATATATGTGTGACTTATTGCTTGGCAAGGTAATAATAACCTCGCCAGATGGTAAATCAGCAGTGGGCCTAACAACACAATAGAGTGCGCCAGTACCCGACATAGCTATCGCAAGTGCGAAGCCATACGGGTCTTTAGCTTTCTCAATCGTGGCGAGAGGCTTAGCACCTGATAGTACTAGCCTAACCTCATTGTTCTCGTGTGGTGCGATCTGGTTCGCCATAGTAATGAGTCCTTGCTAGGTAAGCGCTACGTCCAAGATTGAATTGGGTGTGATGCCTAGTTCCCGGTAAATACGGGTTGTATGTTAACCCTTCTTTAGCAAAACTCTGACCAAGCTTAAAAGATGGTGGGGTTATGTTTAATGTAGCCATGTTATTTCACCTTGACAATATACTTGCCATCTCTTACGTTATAAGTTACGGTGAAGCCTTGCTCGCCAGCATCTAGTATCATCTGGACAGCTTCATCGTCATTAGTGTGAACGAATGTTCCTTTAGTAATCATAGCGAACCCTCCAAGGTCACATAAGTGGTAGCTCGGCTTACGGCTGTATAAGCCAAGCGAGCTGCTTGTTCTTTGTTACGACAAATAGCCATATCATCCAGATCAACTAAAGCATGATGTAGGGTAATACCCTGTGCTTTGTTCACGGTCATGGCATATGTGTAGCGAATGTCTGCTACTGACTCTTTAAGGTTGTAGAAGGCTCTCCATAGTAGTTTAGACTTGTCCTTATCTTTTTCTAACATAGCCTTAGCCTCACGAGATATTTCTTGGAGACGGTCACGTAACTTGCTCGGCGAGCTTGGTACAAATACTGTCTCTTCAATGTCCTTACCTTCCAGGTCTGTATACAGTATGAAAGCACCGTCCAGCCCATAGCTTTGAGTCTTCTCCACTTCCTTAACAATCACTCGCTCGTTATTACGAATGATTACTGCGTCATGGGTAGCGTTATCAATAGTAGTATTAGCTACCATTTCCTCGCCAATGACTGGTGTAGGATCACGTAGGCCCATTACCTGTCTCCTGATCTTACGGTTTAGAGTTAGACAGCGAGCGTTAGTAAATGCTAAGACCTTGATCTTATTAACATTTCCATCTCTGACGCCAGCTTTGAAGGCTGCGTATGCAAACTCTTCAAGATCGTCTACGTGTCTCACACCAGTCTTTCCATCCTTGTTAAGAATCGTCTTTAGTTTTGGTTGTCGAGCACCGTCCACTGTGTTGCGGTAGGCTTGGCTCAACTTGAATATTACATTGTCCTGATCGACTCGTTTTGGTATCGTCAGCTCCATCATGCACTCTGTCGCTTTGTAACTCGGTACGCATAATTCTTCTTCTTCTCGCATTACGGGAAAGCATTGCTTGTGATCTCCTACAAATAATATTCTTGCACCAGTGGCTGCACATTCTCCACGAAGCAGGGCAAGTTCTTGGTTGCCAATTAGGCCAGCTTCATCGATGATGACAACCATCTTACTGCTAAGCCTGTGTTCAGCGCTTGAGTCACGCTGTTGAGGACTAGATATGCCCTCTTCACCAGTATCTTTATCTCGGAATGGCACCCAACCCATTAAAGAGTGGAGCGTTGTAACTTCACGACCAGTAAAGTCTGATAATACATCTACAGCACTGTGAGTCATTGAGGTGACTACTGGTGTGTAGTTGGTGTGCTTTAATATTACTTCTTCTATCAAATGTTTGACAGTGAAGGACTTGCCATAGCCAGCACTTGCCCATAGTCCTGCAAAGGTCTGGCTAGTGTTTAGCAACCACTCTTCAAATGTTTGAGAGGCATCGATCTGATCTTGGTATAATTCTGACATGATGCCTCCTTAAGGCTTAAGTGTTATTT